ACCTAAGCTGCTGGCAAATCATAGCAATACGTCACAGGCGTATTTAAATACCAGAAGCAAGAAAAATCCTCAGCTGCTGCAACAGCTGTGCGATAAAAGCCTGGATCCGTTCCAAGACCTTGAGAGATGACCATCAAATCGTGATTGAAGCCATTTGGTGTACGAGTCAAAACTTTGGAATTGTCCAGTGTTTGAGAGTGTGCAAACCTATACTCTGAATAGAAAGGTAACTCATATTCAAGAGTAGGAGCGATAATCGCATCGCTAGAAAAAGCACCTCCACGTCCACTCGGGAATTGATAGTTAGCTTCCTGAGTTTCCGATCCAGTCAAACTAGACAAATCAATTTTGTTCTTTGTTTGTTCGTCACCAGTGATAGAACTCTCGTTTCTGTTCACCATACACGAGACTCTGTCACTAATACCGACGTATTGCGCTTTCCGGCGAATACCTCCTCTATAACCAGCATAACAAGGAACAACCCAATTTAAATACGTGGTGTGTGTCCTGTTACACTTATATCCGGTTACAGGAAGACGAGCTTCAGGAACACTTCCATAAAGTGCTGGAAAGTTCAAAATTTTATTCTCCTCCATAATCCAAGTTCCAGAGCTAGTATTGGCAATCTTAATAATATCATGCCAAACATATCGCTTCATGAGTTGGCGCAAAGAAGCAACCTTCTCACCCATATTGACATATAACGTATTGTCAGTAGGTAATATTGGAGTTCCACCAATAGAAGGCACCTCTTCTACTTGAGTAGGAGCATTGTCCAAATCCGAAGACATACCAGTAGCAGTCTCCTCGTTAGAAGCAGATTCTGGTTCAATCTCATCCTCTTTTGGATCACCCTCAACCATATCTCCTTCTGGAGTAATGTAAGGGTTATACGTCATGTTTGTCAAACCACCTTCACTAGGGTTAGCGAGTTCAAAATCATCTCCAGCTCTAGCAAATACGTTGACACGAACAGGAGCATTAACAAGCACGTTTGGTACAGTAAGTTCGTTAACCACACTAACTTGCAACATTCCATTTGTTCTATCAGCAATAGGAAATAAAGTAGATGCGTTGTGCACTTGATCCTGTACATAATTACGTACATGTGCAACACGCTTCCAACCTGTATCTTGAGCCCACCTGACGGTGATTTCAAAATCTTTTCTCTCTGCCAAATCAATGACATCGTTATAAGCAATGTTATACTCACTCGAAGTAAATAATCCAGTAGAATAAGGATCATATGTTACTCGAATGCGTCCTTTGTGAAAAGCCGACGCAACTAGCTGGAATCGAAATACAATACTTCCACGCCAATGAGTAAACATTTGCGACGCATGGCATAAAGGCGTAAGAACAGCTTTCCCGCTAGTTCCAGGCCAAACACCAAAAGTGGAGAACAGTAAAGGAGATACATTAATTTGAAATAAACGATCTTCTTCATCATCTGTTCTACTCCATTCAAATGAAGTGAGATATG